TTAACGACATGCCCGGAGAGATTTATGACATCGAAGAAGAAAAGTTTGATGTCCAAGAGTACATTAACGGCAACACCGATTATTGATGCAATTCCAAATCCTTTCTGTCGATTTTGATGTTGACTGCAACATCTATGATCCTTCACTTGAGTGCCCTACAAGTGAGGAACTTGCAGAGAATTACATTGGTGAAATTTGGGAGGCAGATGATGAAGATGATTTGATTGAAGAAATCACAAACGATGCAGCACATTGCATCTATTCTATTGACTACCGTATCATCCTTAAATGAACATGAACCGTCAGGAACTTCAACGTGACATGATTGATGCCATTGTTGATGGCATGGATATGGAAATGTTATGTTCCCTTGCATGTGATGCACTTTCTACAACTTATGATGACTATTCCGATTCAGAATTGATGGAAGAAGTTAAAGAGTATTACCCCGAACTTTTGGAGGAAAACTGATGCGAATTGCGTTCACGGTTATGATCATTATGCTGGGTGCAAATCTGATGCTCAGTATACTTGACTCAAACATGTTGGAGATGATTGAACAACGGAACCAGCAAATTGAAGCACTGACTAACACAAACTGAGTTGGCTGCCCGACCAATTCACCAGGTGGCACAAGGCGCCCACCAAAGCGCCGGGGTCCGTGCTTATAATGGGAGCATGAACAAAACAAAAACCATTCTCTCCAATCCCCAGACCCTGCAGGACTTGCAGGATTTCCTATTCGACACGATGCTACCCGCTGACCTGGCGGTTGACTGGTTCTGTGAGCAGTTCGGTGTGAACGCCACAGACGAGGTGATCGATTTCGTGGTTGATGCTCACTTCGCTTTCTTCGGAGAGTGACGGTCAGCGTAGTGGCACAATTTTTGTGCACTGCGCTCCTGATGCCCTACATTGACACTGTTCAAACGAAACGACTCCATGCGTAAGATCGAATCTCAGATGATCGCTGCCGTCAAAAGCAACCGCAACTGGTGCAGTGGTAACACCTCTGTGACCTTTGACCCTGAGACCGGCGCTAGCAAGGTCTTTCTGCACGGGAACTTTATCGCCACCGTGACGGAAGACACCCTAGAGTTGTTTGATGGTGGTTGGCAATCCGTCACCACCAAATCGCGACTGAATGCCCTGTGCTCTGCCTTTGCCTATGCCGGGGAGGGTGTTTTCCAACAGGATTGGAAATGGTACGTCCGTCGCTGGGTTGGTAACCTTGGCGCTCAGTCCTGCTGGAAAACTGAGGAATTCTATTCCGGTTACCTGCTCGCTTGAACCAATTGACGGGGTGGCACAATCGTCACCCCAAACCGCTCCCATCCGTGTTTATAATAGGGTCATGAACAAAAACCTCCACATCGAACACCCCGAAGACACCATCCTCACTGGTGATCCGGGGTTTTTTGCTGCTCTCAATGAGACCCCAAACCTAAGCGTAAAAATTGATGGCGCTCCCGCTATCGTTTGGGGTACTAACCCTGCGAACGGTAGGTTTTTCGTTGGGACCAAAAGTGTCTTCAACAAAGTAAAAATCAAAATCAACCATTCTCATGCAGAAATTGATCAAAACCACGTGGGCGAAGTTGCAACTATTCTGCACGCTTGTCTTGATTGGTTACCTCATACAGTTAATGTATACCAAGGGGATTTTATTGGTTTCGGTGGATCTGACGAATATACACCCAACACTATCACGTACCGTTTCCCAGAGGTAGTAACTGAGAAAATTATTATTGCTCCCCACACTACTTACAAGTGTGATAAAGATTTGAGGGATGCTGTTGCTTACCCTCTGCCGTCTTATGCACTTGCTAGCAGGGAATTCTCCTGCCGTTTCATTCAACCTGAAGCAGGAACATTTTCGGGTTATGTTGGTCAACTGGACAAAGAGTTTGAGTTGCCTCCCGTCGTAGATATGATCAACGAACTAATCCCTACCGTAGAGTTTGCGACTGATAAAGAAGCAAAGCAAATTAAGCAGAATGTAAACCGTTCCCTGCGTGAGGGTTATCCACTCACAAACGACGACTTCCTGGGTAAAGAGTCACTAATGCACCTCTACGGTTTGGTCATCTATCTGAAGGAAGAATTGCTCGCTCAGTGTCGTCAACTGAACGGACCTGAAGCATACATCGGACAGGACAGAATCGATGCTGAGGGTTACGTTATGTGGTCACAGTTCGGCACATTTAAGTTGGTCAATCGTCAGCGCTTCAGTGTTGCTAACTTTAACAACACTAAGTTTCAACGTGAGTGTGCCGCCTGAGCAGGTGGTACAAATGGCGGGGTTCGTGCCCTGCCGGCTGTATCATATGGAAGTCAACCACACAGGAGCGACAGCATGAACGGATGGGCAAATTGGGAGACCTGGTGCGCTTCCCTCTGGATCAGCAATGAGGAGCACCTCTACCGCCTGGCACGGATCTATGGGCACAGCGGATATGATGCCCTGGTTCCTGTCCTGGAAACCTTCGGTGAAACCAACGGCGACGGTCTGCGGTGGGATGACCCAGCGATTGACCGCACCGAAATGGATGAGATGCTCAGCGACCTCTGAGTCAGTCGTTCGTGAATCAGCAGCCCCCCGCCGGTCGGGGGGTTTTTTGCGCGGGCGCGTGGTTATAAAACGACTAGGTACCATTAAGCTATAAAGTCTTGCTTTCACGAGCTCTTTATAAATCCCCCATTCGCTATATAAAACCAAGAGACAAAAACGCTGTATGCAAAAAAATCGCGCAGAAAATTTTACGACCATAGAAGTCGATCCTGTAAACGGTGAGCACTATGTGATTATCCCTGAGTGGATATGTGATGAGAAGCAGTGGTTCGAAGGGACGGAAGTTAATATTGAAGTAGAGATGGATGGGATTGTAATAACCGAACCAGGCACTTGATTGACACCTTATAGATAATGGTGTATGATATGAAAGTAATTAACCTATCTCATGACTAAAGGATTTACAGTAAAAGCAAAAAAGCCCGTTGGTAGCGCTCCTGCGGGTGGTTGGGATTATGCTAAGGCAAAAGAGATTGTCAAAGGAAAGACCATTGTGTTTTGTCTTCCAGGACGAGGAGTATCTTATACATTTTTAAAGAACTTCGTACAACTGTGTTTTGACCTGGTGCAGTCTGGTGCTAGTATCCAGATCTCTCAGGATTACAGTTCGATGGTAAACTTCGCACGCTGCAAGTGCTTGGGAGCCAACGTTTTGCGTGGACCCGATCAACTTCCATGGAACGGTAAGTTAGAGTACGACTGGCAGTTGTGGATTGATTCTGATATTGTTTTCAATTCTGAGAAGTTTTGGCAACTTGTATTGATGGAAAAAGATATTGCTGCTGGTTGGTATTGTACGGAAGACGGGCAAACGACTTCTGTAGCACACTGGTTAGAAGAGGATGACTTCAAGAATAATGGTGGAGTCATGAATCATGAAACTCTTGAAACGATTGCTAAGCGGCAAAAACCATTCACCGTGGATTACACTGGTTTTGGTTGGGTTCTGATTAAGAACGGTGTATTTGAACATCAAGAGATCAAGTATCCTTGGTTTGCTCCTAAGATGCAAGTCTTTGATTCTGGTTCTGTACAAGATATGTGTGGAGAGGATGTAAGTTTCTGTCTCGATGCTATCGATGCTGGTTTCGAGATTTGGTGCGACCCACGTATTAGAGTCGGTCACGAGAAAACACGAGTTATCTGATTATTGTGGACAAGTATACCATACTCGTCAAAGGTAAGGTACTCTGGGAAGATCTAGGTCAATTAGAGTACTTTGAAAAGATGGAGGACTTGGCGATTGAATATTATCAAACTGGGTCACCAAGTCCTTCTGATATTGAAACTAAAACTATTGGAGATTAATTATGGCTGTACGGCGTACAATAAGTGGTGGTAAGACCATTGAGGCAACACCGAAAAAAACTCGTCAAGGCACGGGACAGCACACGAAATACGCAGCGAGCTCTCGTAACTCGGCTCGTAAGAGATACCGGGGACAAGGGCGATAGATGTACATTCACAATGTTGCGGATGAGTGGAACCGCATTCTTCCGCACCACTTGTGGATATACAATAAGTTATTTTTAAGCCGGCGTTTGGGTTATACTTGTGGTCCTATGGGACTAGAGGTTCCTAAACCCGGTTTTTATGTCATTAGTCCTTGTACCTGTCTTTTAGAATGTCAAAGTAGAGTTGAGTACATTGAACGTTCTACTGACCATTTACACCCAGGAGAATTCTGGTGTGAGGTATTTGAGGGTGATATCACATCAGTTGATTATGAATATCATGAGGATAGGACTGGGTGTTATCCACAATGGGCACGTGAACACTCTGTAGACTTTCACGTAAAGCACCAGAGACGTGCATTAGTGCACTCTGATGGGGTATGGCGAGAAACTGATATAAAGATGCCCTATCCTAAGATATTGACGACTATAGGACTTTATTGGTATGGTTGGATCAATTGCGAATTTGTAGGGGATAAGTTAATAGAAGTTCACTTTAGAAGAGCTAGATATTAAAGATTACTTGATATTATGGCATGTCTTATTACAAATCTTCCTTCAATGGAAGTATGGGTACGAAAAGAATATTTGACTGATCATCAATCTGGTCATGGTGAATTTGTTAAAGGCGTTTGGGTTTCTTGTAAGTCAATCCCTGGACGTGCTTTTTATTTTGAAACCTATTTACCAGAATATGCTGCAATGTATGATAAGTTGCCTATCAGTGCATTCTTAGCAGACCCAGAGACACCAGACCCTGATTTAGATCTACCTAACCTACAGTTTTGGAACTGTATGGACTATGGTGTTGTTAGTATTGATAAAAAGTTCATTGGTAGTATGGACTTTGAGTGCTACACACGTGACTTTGGTATTCAAAAAGGCACTTATGTGTGCACAATAGACAATTATCACCATGATCCAGACTACGTAGACTGGGCAACAAGTGAAAACCCTGCCGAACATAAGTCTCACAACCTTATTGAACTACGTAATGGGCAATATGCACTGTATCCAAACAATAGATTACGTATTTTTGATAATAGTCTGACACCAAAAGAACCAAAAATGCCTGATTTTAAAGTTTCGACTGAATATTATCAGGTTGAAAATGGTTATGATCGTCTTGGTATGGGTGATGAGGACGAATATCACTGGAAAACATCAAAAGAACGCGAAGAAATCGTCGCAGATATTGATGATCAGTATAATCACCACTTTGATGACTATAATCACCCTATTGCGAAGAAATAAATATCAATTCAGGGATAGAAACCCCTCAAAAAGTTCTGATTTCATAAATCAGGAGCAAAAATGGGAAAACCAGCCGACAGAAACGCTGATTACATGC